CCCTTAGCTGCTGCTGCTATTGCATGTAAACTTACCTTTGATAAGGTATTTAGTTACAAAGAAGGTAGTAATCAAATCGTTAATGTATGTGATTCTATCGGACAAGCAGTAGAAGATGAATGTCAAATGAGACATTATGAGAATTGTGCGCCTGGATTATTAACCACACTTAAAGAAAACTATTGGCATAAATCTATAGGTACACATCAGAAGATTGTAGTTATTCAAACATTAATGAATCGTTACAATGTACCAAGGTGGGTATCATGGGGACGTTCTAATAGAGTTAAGTTAGGTGCTTGGTTACTTGACTGCATAATGGAAACTAGCGGTTGGTTCTATAAGGAACTAAGGCAAGAAGGTAGGCGACATGTTAACTATGTTCAGCCTACACCTGAATTCATTGAGATCAAAGACAAGGTTATGCAGGACTGTGAGTTATTTGCACCACTTGCTTGGCCAATGCTGATTGAACCGAACGACTGGACGCCTGAAAAGCCAGGTGGTTACTTGCTTAACGAGATCATGAGAGGTCATGATATGGTTAGGCGTGGCGATAACACGTGTATACAGGGAGAAAAACCATTCCAATTCCTCAACCAAATACAAAAGGTTGGGTATAGATTGAATCTTTTCACTGTAAACGTGGCTGAACAGCTCTGTGAAAGGGGTATTAGTGTAGGTAAATTTGTACCTATAAAAGAAATACCACTCCCTCCCAAACCTCCTGATATAGCAGACAACAAGGATGCTCGTAAGAGCTACCGTAGAGCTGCTGCACAGGTAATGAATGAGAATGCCGGCGCCTTTAGACGTTCTTGTAGAACAAGGATGACTATGGAAGCTGTACGCAGGTTTAAAGATAAAGAGTTCTATCACCCTTGGTCTTTTGATTATAGAGGTAGAGCTTATCCTATACCTTCATTCTTAACACCACAAGACACCGACTTTGGCAAGGCTTGTATAAGATTTGCTAATGAGTCAGAGATGACAGAGGTAGCTTGTGAGTGGTTAGCGTTTCAAGTTGCTACAACATACGGTCTAGATAAGGCACCGCTACCAGAACGGTTACAATGGGTAGAAGAAAATCTTTTCACAATCACCCGCGTGGCTACTAATCCTATAGATAATATAGGTGACTGGGAAGGAGCAGAGGAACCTTGGCAATTTTTAGCGGCATGTGAGGAATACTATTCCTGTGTCGTTAGGCAAACACGGAACACAACTGGACTATGTGTAGCAACTGACGCTACATGTAGTGGTCTACAAATCCTAGCTGGTTTAGCTATGGATAAAAGTACAGCACGACTCGTCAACGTACTGCCTGCTGATAGACCACAAGACGCATACGCTGAGATAGCTGAGCAATCACTATCTAGTATACCTCAATCATTACATGATGTATGGGATCGTAAATGTGTTAAACGCACTGTTATGACCATACCTTACAATGCTAAACCTTTCTCAAATCGTACCTATATCAGGGACGCATTGAAAGAAAAAGGTGTAGAAATAGGTAAGGATGAACTAACTCAAACTGTAAAAGCTGTTAGAGAAGCTATGCATGAGATAGTGCCCGGACCAATGTCAGTCATGAAATGGATTGAGACTGAAGTATCACAGATAATAAAAGATAGTCAAAAGATAGGTAATTCTGTGATATTAGAGTGGGAAACACCATCTGGATTTATAGTCAGACAAAAGATTATGAAGAAGAAGGTAGAAGCCCTAAACTTACAATTATTAGGTAGATGTAAGATACATGTAGCAACAGATGATCTTACTAAGGTAGATGCTGTCAGACATAAAGCTGCAACTGCACCTAATTTAATACATTCACTAGATGCATCACTATTACATCTAAGTGTTGTGAGATTTAATAAACCTATAGCTTTAATACATGACTCAGTGTTATGTAGAGCGACTGATATGACTATACTATCAAGTTTAGTTAGAGAAACTTACATGACTCTATTTGCTAAACATGATTACTTAACCGACTTTGCTTCCCAAATAGGAGCTAAGTCTGACCCGCCGATTATTGGAGACCTTGAACCGGAATCCGTAATTGACTCCACTTATTTTTTCTGTTAATGTACTCACTATTTGATTACGCTTTCGCACCTCCTACTATAGTAGTGGTGTCGGAAGAAAGACTAAAGGCTGCTGAACTTAAAGCTAAGGAAAGGCAACTGTTACAAGTCAAAGTCCAACTAGAAAACCTTCAAGACTTTTATAGTAAGTTAGAAGGTGAGGTAAAGCGCTTACAACCTGCAGTCAATGATGTTAACGCCAAAGTTGGCGGTGACCTTGACGCAATGGATGGAGGCACACACGATGGCTAGAACCATCCATAAAACTGACAAACCTGTAGCACTTGAGGGATTCCAAGCTGTACTATCACCTAGTAAGTTTGGTTATTCTCTATCGGCTGTTGTCGATAAAGATACTATTGACAAACTAGAAACTGAGAGGACTGAAGTTCTTAAATGGGCTGAGTCTAAGCTTAAGAACCCTAAGCGCAGTACCCTCAAACCCGAACCATGGGAAGAGGTTGCAAAAGGAAAATATAAAATTAAGTTCTCTTGGAATGAAGAGAACCGTCCGCCCGTGGTAGACACGGAGGGCACGCAAGTAACCGATACCAAAACCCCTCTTTATGCTGGATCGACTGTTAAACTGGGTTTCTACCAAAAGCCCTATATTCTACGGGATGGGGTTACCTATGGTAGCTCTCTTAAGTTGGTTGGTGTACAAGTTGTGTCAGTCAAAGGAGATGCTGGCGTAGATACAGGTGACTTAGATGCTACAGAAGTAGCTGAGTTATTTGGATCAACATCAGGATATAAAACTGCTGACCCTAATGTAACTCCAGTTATTGAGAATGATTCACCCGATGATGATGATGACTTCTAATGGCTATAGAAAAAACTATTACAGATGATTTAGGTATTAAAAAAGCAACTGTTAAACTAACCTTACCTGACATTGAAATTGATGTCTATTGTACTAATAATGACGACAAGTTAAATAAAGAAATAAAGGAAAGGTTGTTTGATGTTGTTAAATATATAATAGAGAAGGACATACCCTAATGTCATTTAGGTCTAGACTGGAAGAGAAGGTCGCAGATCTTTTCGTGGAGCTAGACGTTAAGTACGAATACGAAGCAGATAAACTCCCTTACAACATTCCTCACTACTATTATCCTGATTTCAAATTACCTAATGGGATATATTTAGAAACAAAAGGATACTGGGATGCGGCAGATAGGCGTAAAATCCTAGCTGTTAAGAAATGTAATCCAGATGTAGACTTGAGAATGGTATTTCAGTCACCATATAATAAAATATCTAAAAAAAGTAAGACGACTTATGCGAAATGGTGTGAAAAACATGAAATCCCATGGGCGTCTTACCATAATATTCCACTCGACTGGTTAAAATGACTAGCGAATTTGTGAGGCATACGCCTTGCGAAAATTGCGGCTCGTCAGATGGCAACAGTTTGTACTCTGACGGGCACTCTTATTGCTTCGTGTGCCAAACGTACACGGACGGAGATAACAAACTTCACAATCACATGACAAAACATGCTGTATTCAAAGGAGAAGCCGAAGCATTACGAAA